TGCCAGCGTTTATAATTGTAGCTGCATTGAAAGCCCCTTGTGAATCTTTAAAAGATACATACTTTAAAAGTGCAGCGCATTGTGGAATCCCCATCACTTTTTCTATTTCCATTATATGATCTTTTAAGTGAAATTTTTCTTGTTCCATGTTTGTTTCTTATATTTATGTTGAAATCTAGTCAACCATTTAAACCAGTATTTGTCACTAGTTTTTTGTAAATTAGAATTATCTTTTATAACCATTTTCCATGACTCTCTTTTAAAAGGTATGCATTGAGCAAAAATAATACCTTTTTTTAAAACAGTATCTAATGTTTGATATTTGTCTCCATTCACAACATAAGGAAAATTTATATTCATCGGATATGTATCCGTGTCTACTATACCAGGGATAATACTAAATCTATCATCGTTATTATTCATTGGAGGTAAAAACAAACACGAATAGCCTGGTTCAGTTTTTATAACCCAAGGAAAAATAATTTTTTGTATAGTGGTATTTCTATTTCTATTTAATATGGGTGAGCCTTCTAATTGAAATCTAGGATGAACACTATCATCTCGTGTTTGAAGATTTAAATTAAATTTTTTAATAAAATCAGGATCAGTTGAAAATGGACAACTAGCTTTTGTAGTGCCTTCTTTGTTAAAATTTAATTCAATATCTGAAGGAAGTTTAAGACCGTANCCTGCCATNAAAGTATCTAAAAATGGCATACAATTTTTTACTGTATTTTGTTTGCCTGATATTTTTTTAAACCAATCTGGTATAAATTTTTTAATAGGTTCAGGGTGATTATCTTTATCGCTAAGAACAATTTTTGGAGCAATAAACTCTATTACATTTGAGAGCATTCAAATGTTATATAATGAAATGTAAGATTTTACTATGGTAATCTTTTAATATTTTTCCAAGTTGAAATACCGTCTCCAACAAGACCTGCTAAAGGGTGTGTACCAGCTTGAGGCCAAGTTTTGCTACCTAAATCAATAGCAAGTAACTCATCTCTGTAAGATGTCCATGATGCTTTTACAGCATCGCCTGCTATTTTAGCTTCTTTAGATCCTAACCAATTATTGATATCTGAAACATAGCCATCGATAGCATCTTGTGCGTGTTCTTGAGTTGCTTCTAGAGTAGCATCATTTTCATTGTCCCAAACTAGACTGCCATCTCTTAATTCACAAGCTTGTGTTACATCATGTTCTTTTGCAAAATCTGCATCACTTACTTCAACATAAGTGACTGTTCTGCCAAAAGCAGCATCAACTGATTCGCATACAGCTTTTTCTGCATCTGAATCACAATGATGATCGCAGTTGCCTGAGTTATTTCTAAATCCTAAATATTTTGCCATCTCTTACTCCTATTCTACAATTACACCAAGAAAAGCATTTCCTTGACCTGTTTGACCTGAACTTGCTCCTGGAGGTGAACCTTCACCACCTTGGTTTAAACCTAAACTTCTATCTCCTGGAGGTAATCCAAAAACAGCAGCTGTACACTGTCCAATAATTTTTTGGTTAGCAGTCAATACTAAGTTATTTGTTAAAGTGCCGTCACTACCTAAGTTAGGTGCAAAACTGTTTGTTGGAGCAAAAGGTGCAAAGTTAATAGTCGCTGCTGGGTTTACTGTTGGTAAACTTTGACCAGTGTTTGGTCCGCCACCACCTGAGTTTGGACCTCTATTTCCACCCGGTCCTGCATTTCCTCCTGGTGCTTCTATAAAATTTGTAAACGTTGTAGCATTACCGGCTTGACCTGGATTTGGCCCAGTGTTACCGCCAGCTCCATTTTGTCCTAATGAATATGGTTGTACAGAGTAAGCTCCGGCTAAAGTTGTAGTGAAATAACAAACTTGACCAGCAGATCCTCTTCCGCCACCTACAGTTGGAGCACCATTTTGGCCTTGGTTTCCACCGCCACCGCCTGCTCCGCCTTGACAAAAAATATGTAGAGTTGCTGCTGATGGAATTGCATCACCGTGATTTTGTAAAATTCCTGTATCACCAGTACCCTCAATAAAAAAGAATTCTGTTAAAGCTGCTACTTGACCTGAAGATGCAGATGTTAATCTACCTTGTTGGTCAACTGTGATACTAGCTAAAGTATAAGAACCTGGAGTTACAGCTGTGTCTGAAAGTTTTGCAGGAGTAATTGCTGCGTCTGCAACTTTAGCAGTAACAACTTGGTTTGCTGAAATCTTAGCAGATAAAACCGCATTGTCTGCAATTTTAGTTGTCGTTACAGCGTTAGCTGAAATTTTAGCAGCAGTTATTGCGTTAGCTTCTATTTGTGCACTAGCAATAGTGCCTCCCATAGTATTTAATGAAATTTCATTTAAATTTGTTCCGTCAGCATATGCACCAAAAATTTTTGATGAGTCACAAGTAAAACCAGTCCCTGAAGATGTTTTAATTGTTAAGTTTGTAGCTGCTGATACCGCTGAACAATCGAATATGTAATATTTTTCTATGCCATCAGGAATACTTACAGTTGTTGCGCCTGATAAAGTAATTGTAGCAAATTTAATTACCATGTTACGAGCATTTGATAATGCTGCGTTTGACATAACCAGATTGACGTTACCACCATCTGATAAAGTTACTTGTTCAAAACCCGCTACTGCTTGTTGTACTAAATTTAAGTTTGTATTAGTTTTATCACCCCATTGACCAGCGTTTTCACCTGTTACCATCAATTCTAGTTTCAGGTCTGTAGAAAAACTTGATGTCATATTTTTTTCTCCTTAAAATCTTATTATAATAAATTTATGCTGCAAGATCAACCTCAGTCCAAGTGTTATTTACACCTAAATCAATTTCTTGCCATGAGAATATATTAGGGGTATTGGTAGCCGCTGTCAATGCTATGCCAGTTAAAGTAACTTTTCCATCTCCAGTAATAGATGGGATAGATCCCACATTTATTGTTGCTTGAATGCCAGAAACACCCACTATTTGTGTAGGTATTGGACCTTCATTTCCAATAGAAATTGTTGCCTCTACACCAGTTGGTGATTCAACAGTATTTTGTTGTAGACTTGCAGGAGTGAATCCTAAAGTCATTTCTACCATAGTAACATCGACTGGTGTTTTTAATCCACCTACAGCTTGACCTACAGCTAGTGTTCCTTGTACTCCAGTTAATATACCAGTAAATCCATCACCGTTAATTTCGTCAATTCCAGAGGTAGCTGTGACCATTGCATTTTCAGTTGCGTTAACAAAAATGTTTCCGTCAATTTGAATTGCAACACCAGCACCATTTAATGATAGTTGTAAAGAACCTAAAGGATTATCTGGTACAACAAAAGTGAAATCTGTTCTCGGTGTTTCATTACCAATAGAAGCAGTAAGATTTTGTCCTTGAGCAAATGCTGAAAATTCAGAACCCCAAGATCCATTACCCCAACCGTTTGCACCCCAACCTGCATTAATTTCAGCTGTTATTGATACACTACCTAATGATGATGTCATAGGTAATTGACCTAAAAGAACGGTTCCAAAAATACCCCATGAGCTTGATCCCCAAGTATCTCTACCCCAACCATCAGAAGCTTGCGCATACGCAAGTGTTCCTAATGCTGTGGTCATTCCAAGATTAGTTGGACTTATTACAACTACATTTGTAATTAATTCACCCCAGTAGTTTTCACCCCAGGAGTCTCCACCCCAACCTTGATTTACGACACCTTCAGCTGCTACGGTTCCTATTGACGTAGATAAGCCAAAGCTATTTGCTAATACACTGCCAGCAATACCCCAAGAACCTCTTCCCCACGTTCTTGAACCCCATCCTTCTTCAGATGCAGCATAATCAAGTGTTCCGATAGATGAAGTTAAACTAATTCCAGATACGATCGCTACTTCTGGCTGTAGATTGCCCCAAAGGTTTTCACCCCAAGTGTCTCCACCCCAACCTTGTTCGATTGTACCTTCAGCAGTAAATGATGAACTTAATAATGTGCTTATTCCTGGAGCTTCACTGAAACTTCCTGATCCCCAAGAGCTGGTTCCCCAACCTGTGAAAGATCCCGGTGTACTTACAACAACAGTAATATCAGCCACCGGGGTCCTCCTTTAAATTAAGATATTCTTAGTATAGATGCCGAAGTTGTAAATGCTGGGAATTGAATTGTAAATGTTCCAGCAGTCGCTGTTTTATCTCCGCCAAAATCTAATACACATACAGCTTTGTTAGTAGCTGAAGTGTTATAAATCAATGCTCCTCTTGCAGTTAAAGTTACGTTAGTAAAAGATAGATCAGAAAAATCTGTAATCGCTACAGATGATGAAACTGAAGTACCAGTGTTTACTAAAAGTTTTCCGCCAGAAGTATATCCTGCTGGAGAAGTAACTTGACCACTAGTCGTGAATGAAGTTGTTGATTTTCCTAAAGTAGCCGTTGAAATATACATTGCTAAATTGAATTTATTTCCACCGGGGTTACTAAAATTGTGCACTGCTTCAAGAAGCTCTTTCTTGAAAGAGTTGCATATTGCGTTAGTTGTTATTGCCATTTGGCCTCCTTATTAATATGTTGTGTTTGGAGTAGGTGAAGGTACTTTTATTCTTGGTACTCCATCACTGTACTCGCCACGTCTTCTTCTGCCCATTTGTTGTAGAGCAAAATTTTGTATCTCTTCATCATACTTTGTTTTATAGAGATTGTACAGATTGTCTGGTCCTTTTAAAAACCTAAAACACTCTGCTAACACTCCATGTAAAAGCATGGATTCTTGGTATTTAGCCAAAAATGTTTGATTTGTACTAGTAAAATTAGGTGGATCTTTAATGTAATTTAACTGCACAGTAAAATTTGAGCTTGGTATTGGTGCTACTACTATATTGAATGCATTATAATTAGCAAAAAATTTAGGTTCACCTTGCGCTGCTTGATTATTAAATTCTGAAATAAAACTTACATCTTTTTCTTCTAGAAAAGTTCTAGTAGTTGTTGAGCCACTAGTAATAATAGATTGGACTGATCTCACTACCATACAATCTGCTGGGAGACTGACTGCTCTGTTTCCAGAGTTATAAGTTGAAGTCGCATATTTTCTTAACTCATCATAATCTACTTTACCCGCAACATCTAATTCTACATTTCTAATAAATTCACTTACGTGGTTATCTGTAAGAACATTACTGCCTACTTCAGTGTAATTTCTGACTTGAGTTACAAAATTTGAAAAAGTTATAGACATTATGTAATACTAACCTCCACATTACCCTGGGATACAATTAAATTTCTTCTTCTATTTTGCAATGAACCATTTTCAGGTATCATTGTATTTCCAGGTGTTGTAATTCCATTTCCTGTAAAATTAACAGTCGGTACTCTAAAAGCAAACTGGCCAGGTAAACTTAAATTTGCCACTCCTACAGTAATACCGCCTGAATCGGCAAACACACCACTTCTATCTTTAGGTTGTTGAAATCTTTGTGGTCTAGGATTTCTAAGAGCAATAGCATCAGCTCTATGATAAGGTGGGTCTAGTTGTGGTTGTTTAGGTTCATACTCAGAGATATGTACTAATGCACCAGTCCATTCTTTAACCATTTCCAAATAAGGAAATGCTTGACCAGATCTATCAGAAATAGATAATGAATATTTACCTCTTGCATATTTTGCCATTATACACCATCTCCAAAGTAAGACTGAGGAGCAATATATGAAGATGTTCTTTGACCATCCTCGTTTACAGCTCTAAATATCTCGTCTTCATAAATTAATTTTAATTGTTGAGTTAATTGTGGGACTTTTTTCATTGATAAATAATATGCAAGTCCCGAACACATACACGAAAAAAATCTATAGACTACATCAGTATTATTTGTAAAAGCACCAGCGTCTTCAATTTTACCAACGTAGTAATATTTTAAATAAGTATAAGTCGTAGCATCAGGGGCTTGATACAAACTAACTGTGGGGTTTTCTAGTCTTCTCACAAAATATTGTGATGGCTGACCAGTCGAACCTTTATTAGGTAAAGCAGCATAAGCTGATCTATCAATTTTTGTTAAGGATACATCATTTATATCAGTTCCTGTACCAGTTCCAGTAGAAACATAAGCCTCTAACACATCTGCGCAATCAGAAGGTGTTGCGTAAGTAATTGTTCCGGCTGTTAAAAGTTGTTCTTTTAATTTTACTTTCCATAGGTGAATACCACGGTTACCCCATTCAGAAAAAAGAATATTTAAACTTCTTCTTGCTGTTTTTAAATCATAACCGCTAGAGGTTGTTAATCCGCATCTTTCATATGCTTCTTGTATTACCTCTTCGACTGATAAATCGAAAT